TTCTTTATATGGCAGCGGCATGATGTTGTCGCGGATGGTGCCGCTTGGGACGTCCATATCTCGGAATTCCCCGGGGCTTATCGGTGTGTCATCTCCCTTAGACCTGAGACCACGTGTCTTGAAACCGCCCGGCAAGTTTGATAAGGTACCAGCGTCAACCAACTGACGCAAAATAGAAGTGCCAGACTTGGCAAAAGCACCAATAAGATGAATAAGACCAAAACAGTAGAATCCAAAACCCGGGATATAACCGTAATGAACAAAGTGAGTACGCTTATGACACTGCTCATCTTCTGGTCTCCAGTTTCTGCGGATCGCTAATATATTGTTGGTGCTCTTCTCAATAGTCACGATGTAAGGCAGTGCAATACCTGTCTCTTCACCGTTCTCATCTGTATGCTCGTAGCCGGGTAAATCCAACTCAACCTGCATCTCTAAGAGTTTGAAGCGGTCATCTTCCGATGCTCTGAAGCCCAACTTCTCAGCAATCTTCTTCTCCACTTCGTCCATCACATTGACTGGATCACCTAAGTCAATATCTCTGTAGAATCCTTCATGCTGTAGACGCTTTAACTCGTTGGATGTTTTGCGCATGACGTGGGTCACGCGTTCTGCTGAGTCTAAACTTGAAGCACCATAAGGCACAACTACGTCCTCGGCGGGCACATACATAGACACTTGGCGATCCAAGCTAGGATCAAAGTACACTTTCTTAAATGAGTTACCTGCCAGACCCAAGCCCCATAACATACGCTCATGCTCCGGACGAAACTCCTTCATCACATCCGTAAGCTGGTAGTTCATATCCACTTGCACGCGATCAGCAGCTTTCTTTTTCTCTGGGGTTTCTTTGCCGATAATCTGTGTCTTAACTGGCCCCGCTGCTGGGAACGTAGACATCATTGTCTCCGCTTGAAACTTAACCACGGACTCACTTAAGATAGGATGGTAAACACCACATGCGCCGGGCCAAGGCTCCATACGCTCTTCGATCTTCATACCCAAGAGTTCTAAGCCGTCGACGTAAGTCTGTATCCAGTCCTTACGACTAGAGACATCTGCTTCATACTCGCCAATTAGATCCCCAGCAAGGCGCACCAACTCGTCCTCACTCATCTCTTCAGCTAAGTTCTTATTGAACTCATCCTCGTCCTCAGTCTTCTCTATCTCAATTTCAAAACCCGGGCCACTGATACTTACAGCCTCTGGGTCTTCAATTTGAATCTCAATCGGCTCTTGCTCTTCACCAAGCTGCTCGATGCCTTGAGGTGCGTCTGTGTAGACGGCTTTGTCCATGTTTGTTGCCATCATCTGCCCTTTAAAGTTGCCCGGTTTGTACGAGCTGAATATGTGAAATCTTTTACGGGATGACCGCTGCTCTTTGCCGCACGATCCTTTGCCCGCTCCTCAGCAGTCATCATATTGCGCTTCTGTCCTGCTGCCGTCAGCGCCCCGCTTGCATCCATCTGCCCACGCTTCTTGAGTATGGCGATTGCCGTGTCTTTGTTGCCAACCTGCGCCGCAAGTCTGTCAACCAGCTGATTGCGTCCCATAAACTTTTGTGTAGTCATGTGAGTCCTCAATAGTACGCCGCTTTTTTGCGGAACATCTTCTTGACGAAAGTGTCTTCTGGCTCATCGGTCTCCAGACGAATAAAGCCACCCTGCCGAAATCTCAACAGAGCCAGTGTTGTGGAGTCTACCAAGTCATCGTTCGCTCCGCTAGGGAAGTCGTTGCATTCTTCTATGACATCCTTTGCCCATCGTCTGTCCGGCGCATAGACCACGCCTCCTTGGAACAAGCTTGAAACGGCGTTGACACGGGCGATCTTGTCCTGCCCTTTGCCCGGAGTGAACTCTCCCACGGGTATGCCCATCCTACGCATCTCTTGATAAAGCACTGATCCGTTGGACTTCTTCTCAACCATGAACGCGTCTGGCTGCCACTCCTTATACTCCTCCAACACCAGCGCTTTAAGCTCTGGGTACTCAAGACGTTTCTTGATTGCGTTTAAGAGAATGATCGCGTAATTGTTCGTCTCCTCATTAAAGAAGACACCCCATACTGTCAACGCGTTGTAGTCCGACCGGTTTGATGCTTCTTGCGCAGCGTCTAGACTCATGATGGTGAACTCGCACGGGGGCGGGGCTTCGCTTTCCCAGAGCTTCCACCACTCTCTCTTTATAAGAGCACCTTCCTCGGAGACAGGGTTCTGCATATACTGGGCATTCCAGTACCGCACATCCAACGCAGCTTTCTTGGCATACAACTCTTCGACGGGCCAGAACTCAGGCCAAAGCGCTTCACCATCATCTTTAATAGCAGGAAACTCAACCACTTCCCACTGATCTACGCCTTCTTCTCGGTTCATCTGGGTCACAATCTGACCAGTTAAGTCCAGCTTTGACCACCGAGTCATTACAACAATGATCGCACCACCCGGCATAAGTCGCTGAAGAGGGCCAGACTGAAACCACTCCCAAGCAGGTAGGAATACATCCGGTCTTCCTGTTTTGGCATCTTGTTCGCTATGCGGATCGTCAATAATGAACAAATCAGCGCCGCGCCCAGCGAGAGCACCGCCAACGCCAATAGCAAAATATTCTCCATTGAAGTTTGTCCCCCACCTTGATGCCGATTTAGAGTCAGCTTGCAGTTCAACTTGAGGAAAAACGTCCTTATAAGAGTCCATCCCCACCAAATTTCGCACTCGACGGCCAAAATTCACCGCCAAATCAGCAGTATGCGACGCCATGATGACTTTTTTATGAGGATGTTTGCCTAAAAACCACGCCGGAGCGAGGTATGAGATCAATTCTGACTTACCGTGGCGGGGTGCGATGTTCACAATCACCCTTTTCTTCTTGCCGTTAGCAATATCTTCGAAGATCTGGGCCAGTTTCAGGTGGTGTGGGCCTACTTTGTACCCCGGATAGACGTGTTTGACAAAGTCAAGGAACGATTCCTTGCTTAAATTCTGTGTTATCTGGGCATCGTAGGTTTTAAGCAGCTCAAGAGTTCGCCTCTTTTGCTTATCCGGCATCGTCGGCAAAGCCGCCCGTAGGGTAAATAGTTGTTCTGGGGTAAGTTGTGGGAGTGCGGTCATTCGTCTTTGGGTTCGTTGCGCACAACTTCGCGGGCCTCGATGTCTATCGCTTTGTCTTCAAGCTTAGTCAGAGTATCCAAGAGTTCTTTCTCAACTTCTTCAATCGACAAGATCTTATGTGTCACTTCAGTACGCTTCTTGAAGGCATCAACGCCATCTATCTCACCTAATTTAGATAAGGCAGCAACCCGAATCTTGGGATCTCGGGCATTCTCTACCTCCATCACCAACTTATTGACCACATACAGCTTGAGATCAGACAACTCATCAACGATCTGCACGTTCATCTGAGCCACCATGCCAGCAAGCATGGCAAGAGTTTCGTTGGGGTATTGAGAGAAGTCAGGCCTGAGCGTTGGATCTGAGATCATTTGCTGAGCAAGAACTTTGGCTTGGTCGGCATTCTCTTGTGTGGGTGCAAGAACAGTCCCAGTTAAATCAGACATCAGCTTCACCACGTTTGCTCGCATGGTGAGTTCTTCAGACGGGGACAGTTCAGGGAACGCATCTGTGGCGTTCTTGGGTAGAGGGATGTTCTCCTCTATATAAGGCATGATCTGTTCCATGTCGGGCATTGGCTCCGTTTTTAGCGTTCTCTTCGCAGAGGGCTGAGGTGTTAGCGCAGGGAGTTCTAAGGTACGTAAATAACTGATTGAAGGAGCAGTATGACCTTAGGTGCTATGCGCTAACGTACCGAATGTATCATAAAAATATATCTTTGCAAGTGGGGGAGGTAAGGAATCCTACCCGGGGGGTTGTTGCAGTTAAATATATCACTAAGGGGTGTGTAATTCGCAGGGGGGTGGGGTAGCCAATTACGCAGGACAGAAATTAATACTTGGTAACTTGACATATTATTTTGGGGTGGATTTTGAAAAATTTAATGGTTATTCGTTTATGTTCGAGGGGGGAGGGTCGGGCGGAGAGGCTCATTAGGGTTTAGGGGGTATGGGGTCTATTTAGTATTCCCTCGCCTGATGGAAAGCTGGACATTCTATGCCCTATCGCCTATTATTCTCTTACTCGATGCAAACACATCGGGTATTTCACAATCAACCTTTATAAGGAAACCATCATGCGTAAAGCAAAACAAACCCCCGTGTCTTTCGTGTCTTTTGTGTCTGTGTCTGATATTGCATTAAACCATGCAAG